GAGTGCTTGCATTACTGCTGACTCACCATCAGCATCGATCTTTATTACAACACCAGCCATACCTCCTCCTTATTTAAATGAAGGCATCTTGTCTAGCGTTTCATCACCAAACACGCCTCCTATATAACTGGTTCCGATGGGCATTGTGGTAGGCCGGCCCTTGGGCTGATCATCTACAATTTCATTGGTTGCGGTCTGGATCTGTAGATGTGCTTTTTCATCTTGTACCCGTTCAAGAAATTTAATCGCATCCTTATAACGGTTACGTACTTCTTCAGTGGGCTGCTGGTAATAAAGCCGGTAACGGGCAATATCACAGGCCATACGGTTCAGATTACTGGGCACATTGGGAAGAGGTAGAGGATAACGGCCACCGATATAGCCGTTAATCTCTTCTGCCGCATCCTGAAGTGCTTCATTGATAGTAGCGGCTGCATCTGCATGCATCAGCTTTAACTCTTCAATGTCATCAGCAAACCGCTTCACCATGTCTGCTTCTGTTGCGTACATAGATCACCTTACTTGGCTGCATCAGCACCCTGTTCAGCTGGCTTGTCACTGGTCTTAGACTTAGACGCTGACTTGGCCTTTTCAAGCTCAACCACCTTTGCTTTGAGCTCAGCAATTTCCTGCTCAGCTTTAGCTTTATCAGCAGCAGCTGTCTGATTGGCTTCAGTTAAAGTAGTATTTGCTGCTGTCAGCTCTGCATTGGCTTTTTCAAGCTCAGCCAAACGTGCTGCGGTACCATCTGCTTTAGGCTCTTCCGGCTCCTGATATTCTTCAATAGCCCCAGATGCTAAAAGGGCCTGAATACGTTTTGCTTCAAGCCCCTTGATTTCATCACCTGGCATAAAATGCCCGATGGATTGTTTTGCTGTGTACTTCGGCATTTAAGCCTCCTTATAGAGTAATGAAGCCGGTTCCGCCAACTACGCCGTTCTTATTCGATGGAATGACCAGTGGAGCAGATTCAGTCATCAGCATAATGCCACTTGGATCTTCACAGTACCATTGACGGTCAAAGTACTGCTGAGCCACACCATTGGCCAGCATATTTTTAATCTTACAATGAGCCACCGAGCCATTGGTATCAGAGATCAGACTGAAATAGTCTTTCTCAATGAAACGGTTCACCTTACCCTTATGACGGTAGGTTGCATCGTAAACCCAGAATTCAATTCCATCAAAAGTGCCTTTCAATGTAGCAGTCTCACTTACGCCAAAGCTTGGTGTAACTGGTACAGAGATTCCAGCATAAGGCTTGATGAATTCATCCTTGAATTCTGAATTATTCCATAGAGCTGCCCAAACCGAACCCGACATGATAGCAAGCTTAGCTTCACCACCATCAGCGGCCAGTTGACGCTCTAGCATACGTTTAATGTCATCAACAGGCTTTGCTCCAGCTTCATTCCAAGGTATTGCAGGAGTGAAAAGCAGAGATGCATCACGACGGTAATCCACCAGGTTGTACTCATAATCATCTGAATGCAGCAGGTATTGACCATTTTTTAGAAGATTAATGGCCATCATCAGCACCGAGTTATCAATCGCATCATGGTTGCGTTTCATAACAGCGATTTGAGCAATTACCATTTTCTCCTGGTCAGAGAGCTGCTGGTTACCGGTAGAGATAATGCCAGCTGTACGCAGACGCTCCAGCAAAGCAAGCTCAAAGGTTTCTGCAGGTGTTACCTGATTTTTAGGTTTGTAGTAAGCCGGTTTCACATGGCGTACTTCACCGGATTGATCAGTATCAAAAGGTTTACCAGGTTGCTGTGGCGATACCAGTGGTGCCAAGTCGTGTTCAGCTGTTACTTCGGCTAGTGGTACGTAATCCCGAGCGAATATCGGGCGGTTTGGAAACAGGCGGTCCAGCAGCCATGTATCCATCGGACGGAAGTTGTTGTGAATGAGGGCAAGCTCACCCACATCCAGAAGTTCAAGTGGAGTACCGTCAATATTAAAAGACTGTGGCATGTTAATTACACCTTAGAAAGTTCGATTTTGTTTTTGGTTGCTTTGGCGCGGGCAGCATCATATTTCGCCTTGTCCAGCAACGCCCCATTTAAAGACACGGCCTCAACGTTAAATACACCGCCGTAATACACTGGAATTTCAATCCCGTCAGCCGCTTTAATGGTTGCTTCAGCTGCGGTAACGTTCTGGCCACAGATCACATCCCAGGATGATTCATCTGCAGCATGAGTCAGTACATTGTCATCTGATAGCACCAGAAGATCGCCGTACTTATATGCAGTGGCCGTGGTGACCTTGGCATTGGCACGGCGCAGCTTTTCATTGTCTAGCACCAACCGTTGGGAGGTGATGGTTAGCTTTGGAATAGTAATGCTCATGAATTATTTCCCCTTGTTTTGTTCAGCGAAGGCTTTTGCACCTGCTGTGAATTGATGTTCTTGGTTACCACCCTGTCCGCCTTGTCCTTGTCCACCCTGTCCGCCAGTAGCCTGATGATTGAACAGGTAGTTCAGTGCAGGATTTACATTTGGTGTTTGTTGTTGCTGTTGGCCAGCTGGTGGCTGCTGCCCACCTGCAGAGAATTGCCGAAGCTGCTTTGAAGTAAAGGCAAAGACGGAATCATCCATATTGGTATATGCAGTTTTATCTTCAGCACTGAATTGTGTTTTCAGCTCTGTTTCTAAAGCTGCTATCTCATCAGCACGTTTCTGGGCTTTAAACTGTTTCAGCTCTTCTAGCGCATCATCACGCTCCTTTTCTGCCTGCTGTTTGGCCTGTTGTGCTTTTTCTATTTCGGTCACGTCTGTGTCCTCTTCTGGTGGTTGATTAGAATTAGGTTTACCTGAGAAGGCATTGATTGAGGTATTACGATCAGCGCCAGTTGTGCAGATCGTGAACTCGCGAATACGATTCTGCCGGAATATGGTAATTGGGCCTTCGAATGTCTGGCCATTTACGACTACAGATTTGCCGTTTGAAACTTCCTCAACAGAACCCGGATCGATATACATAGACATCTGAAAAGGAAAGCCATCATCAGAATCCTGGACAATTTCTTTAGCCTTCGTATTACTTAAGAAATCACCCTCTACTTCAATTTTTCCGCTAGTGTTGACTTGCTTTACAACACCAACTCGGCTTGAACTGAAATGCTCTTCCAGCAAGGCGGTTGGTTGATCAATCTCAATACCCTCAAGATCAAAGACCACACCAGAACGCCCCCAATACCAGTGACCATCTACACGACCACCGGCATAAGCCACACCTTTAAACTTTCGTTTTTTGTTCTCACCCTCGGGTTGTAAAACTTCAATTCCCGAGGCATTAAATAAGAGCTTGGAACGCTCTTCATTTGGATCTGGCATTTTTCATGCTCCATAAAAAAACCACCCCTAATGGAGTGGTTCAAATTAATTT